CCATCACGGTCAAACACCATTGCCCAGAAACCGAAGAGAAAACTCGGTCTCATATCCGTCTTGGAACGCCGTTTTGAAAACGGAGTCCCAATAGGAAAGGACAATTGTTCCGCAGCAAGGGAGTGCTCTAGAGCGCTACCAACTGCGGGGAGCCACAGAGTGAGAACTTTTTCACCCTGCTCTTTGACCGCCGACGTCAATGTTGCGACGTCAAGTGAGGTGTCAATGCCCATTAGCCGGCCTTGATCAACAAGGACGGCTATGTGGAGGTCGGACTGGCTTTTCATACTGTACTCCTTCTTGGATGCAGCATCCAGGTATGGCCTGCCTAGCAAGAGGTGTTTCCCCTTGCCGATATCAGTTTGTCAGCGCAACCTTACGCGAGGTAAAAGCGTAAGTGACCATGACGGCGAAAGTAGCTGAAATGGCTGATGTGAGAAATATCATCATCATCCAGAGCAGTGTTTCGTTCATCAATTCTCCCCGGCGATCAGCTTGATAAGAGCTGCGTTCGAGGAGGCGGTCAGATGCGTGAGAAGTGCCACAGCGAGTTCCTTCTGCTCTGCAGCAGAGAAACCCGAAGGCGGCACATCAAGGGTCACCGTAATTCCACCCATAGCCAGGACGTTAGTCGTGGAGATGAGCGGATCGGTAACAACCTTGGAATAAGTGAGACGAGCCGAATGGCGCGTTCGCTTCCCATAGGTCGTACCGACGGTAAGCACGGTCTTGGCGTCGTAGTTGGAGAACTTACCAAGTTCTCCAACCCCGTTCACACGGGGCAAGCTAACAACGCCAGGCGTGGTCCCAATCGTGACAGACTGGGGGTCGGCAAATGCCATGATTCCTCCTATTGAATTGATTTTCAGTTGTGTGTGATCATCGCGATCGGGCAAGGCCCAATGCGACTAGGATTGCCCATTTCCCCGCATCGAGCGAGGAGAGGGCAGTGCCAAAGCCGTATGGAGAGGCTTTCAGCCTTACCTTTTGCACCATAGTATACTCCTGGATAAAGTTCCCCGAAAGGGACTGAATACCAGAAGTAGTACTAG